ATGCAAACAATAGACAGAAACGAAATTGCGAAAGATATAAATGCAAAAATCGCAGGACTTGGACGCTCGATTCAAACAAACTGGGAATTAGGATTTGAAGAAGGGCAAATTATTATATTAGAAAAGCACGAAAGTTGGACAGACGGTGGCGCTTTTACAGTATGTAATGATTGTCCTGTTGAATATAATTTTGAAATTGAAAATGAAGTACCTTGCCACGTTGTTGATTATGACAATGAAAATGAAGTAATTGCACTAGGTGCTGAAGATTGCGAAGATGAAAAAGAAGTATTGCTACCTGCCGGAACAAAATTAGAAGTTGTGTACGGTGAAGACGCTAGCGACAACGAAGAAATGGGATATTACACTGTAATTTTTAGATACGTAGAGGAGGAAAAATAAATGGCTGGATTTATAAAAAAATACTTAGATGGAAAAGATTGGACAATTTATCAATTAGGAAATGCGACAGGACTCGCACACCAAACAATCCGAATGGCAGACAAAAAAACAGTGGACCAAATGTCTGCAAAAAATGTACGACTGACAGCGGAAGTTTTCGGCTTTACAGCGGGCGAAATGCTAGACGAATTCTACGAAATTGAAAAAGAAATAAATAATGATGAGATTTTAAAAGAGTTAACAACAGTATTCGAAAAATATGGCTATAACACGGATGAAATCAGCTCCGAATTGCTTGACGGTGAAAAGATTAAACTGGATATGAACGATGACAATATAACTAAACTCGCTGAATCTGTAAATACTACAGAGCATTTTACTGCTTATTTAGATGATTCAACTGATTATATGATTGTTGAGGCAATACAATGAATAATCATATTACCGACTTAACTGGACAAGTTTTTGGGAGATTGACTGTGAAAGAGTTTATTCGTTCTAAAAACGGAAATGCGGTTTGGAAGTGCGTATGCGAGTGCGGTAATGAAAAAGAAGTATTAGCTCAGCAACTCAAAAGAGGTTATGTGAAATCATGCGGGTGCTTAGCGAAAGAAAATGGGAATAAATATGCAAAAAATAATCTGCACTCGGACGAAGTTAAGAAAAAAGCACTTGCGCGAAAACTCGAAGTTGATAGTGTCGACGGTACAATGAAATCAGCTTTAACACGTAAAATTTCAACTAGAAATAAAAGCGGCATCAAAGGGGTTCGCTGGAACGAATCGCGGAAAAAATGGGAAGCTTCTATCACGTTTAAAAGGAACCATCGTTTTTTAGGAAGATTCACTAAAAAAGAAGATGCTATAAAAGCTCGACTTGAAGCAGAAGAAAAATATTTCAAACCAGTTATCGAAAAGAATAAGCGCTAAGCACATGCTTGGCGTTTTTTGCATAAAAAAAGCCCTAACGGTGAGGTTAGGGTGATTAAGATTTTATTAATTTTAATCGTCTAGTACTTCACTTATTACTAGTGCCATATTAACATTAACATCCGAATGGCAGCCAGTTTTTTCAAAACCTATTTTTTTATAAAATCCAACGGCTTCCTTGAGCGAATACACAGTTAACAAAGTAGCGCCTACATTTGGTAAAATTTTAATCTTTATAAAGGTTATTAAATAGTTCATTAATATAACACCATTCCCCTTATTTTGATGAGGTTCCCCAATCGCAAAATGGTGTATTTGTAAGGCGGGAATAGAGTCGCGATGAACTGTAAAGTGTGGATGACTTGGTAATTTCCGGGAAAGTGCAGATTTTCTGGTAATTAACGCTCTATCAGATGTTAATGTAAAATATCCTGCAACTGTACCTTCAATAAAAAGTACAAACGTACGGGTTAAATTACAAATATAATCTTCGAGAGCATCCTCATGTAAATATAGATCAATATCAGTATTTCCACACGAAAATTTCATTACTTCTTGTCTTTCCGTATCTGTTAGTCCTGAGATACTCTTTATCTCTACATTTAATTCCATTAAACTTTATATGTTTCACCATCTATTTTTATCTCTTTGATGGCTTTAAGGTTGTGTTTAGTCTTCCTAACATTACTATTAAGAGTTGTTGCTTTCCTATCAATTCTACTCATGAATTCGCTATATTCTTTTTGGTTATTAAACGAAAAGGCTGTATTTTTTATAGTTGTAGTTGCCATTTTCATCCCTCCAAGTTTTAAGTCCTTACAATATATATTATACACATTTAGCTTAAAAGTAAACATTTTTTTTAAATTCAAATCACTTTAAACAGCTTTTAAATGCTTTTATACGTGCTTAACAGCGCTTAACAGCTACAAAATGATGTCATATTCATTTTAGCTTATTTATTAGCTTTTAAAGTATCGCAAAAGTATCCTTAAATAAAAAAACCCCCGCAAGAAGCGAGGGCAACAAACTAAATCTTTTTAACAAACTTTGTGTTGGCAGTGAGATAGTAACCGCTCTTCGTCTTCAAGCGAGGTGTCCCGCCTTTCGTTTTCCCCATCCCCGAAATCGTGAAGACTGTGCCAGCCGGAAATGTTCCGCCAGTTTTATGCTTCTCTGTAAAGTCTACTGAATTGTATAGATCACACTGTACTAGTGTTTTAACTTTTCCTGGGTTTTCTGTGTAGTATGTGTTTTTGCTTGCTGGTGTGTGTGGTTTTCCTGCTTTTAACTTCGCTAATAATGTTGTGTTCTGCGTTGCTGTTCCATTGTAATTCTTAATTCCGTATTGATTTGCTAGTTTTTTACGATTCGCAAAGCTTGAATCTAGTTTATTTAAATTCATATAATCTACTAATCCTAGACTGTTTGTGTTCGCATTTGCGCTCGGTTTAGAAGAATTACTAGCACTAGCTCCTTTTCCAAAAGTATCAGTTCCATAACCTTTAAAATTAAATTGAAGGTGCGGATTGTCTACAAATCCAGACCAATCACCACCCCACTCAAAACCTAAAGATTTTGCCTTTGCCACAAATTTCTTGCCTTTGTCTGAACGATAAGCACCCCAATCGACCGTTTTACCTTTCGCCATGACAAAGTCTAATGCTTGTCCTACCAGGTGATAAGAGCGCATTGTTTGAGACGCTCCGCTAGCAACATTTGCGGCTTGTTGTTCTTTCGTTCTAATTGTTTCGTAGATTAACACTTCAATCCCGTTGCTTTCAGACCAATCTAGCAATTTTCTAGCTGCCGCTTTCGTATTGTCTGCTAACTTATTTACATTTGCCAAACTTCTACTATAATAATAACTTGTCATTATTTATCATCCTCTCCATATTTTTTGCTTCGATTAGTAAATTGTTCAAATAATCCAGTACCACCAGCTCCTGCTAAAGCGCCTGCCCAAATCATCGTTGCAAGCGATCCAGAGCCGTCCAAAAACGTTGCTAATGCGCCCAGAATAGCACCAATAAGTATGCTAGCAGTCGGAAGCCACTTAGACGGGACTAACTCCGTTTTCTTAATCGCCTGAACAAAAACAGGCGTTACAACTACTAAAAATGTCATGTAAACTAGTAACTCTTTTCCAAACTCCATTTCTATCATCCTTTACTTCGTTATTTTGTGTTCCAACAAATCTACTTTGTGAGCTAACTTTCCGACTGATTTAGACAAGCTGTCAATTGATTGTTGTTGCTGTTTCATCATGTCATTTTGCCTATCCATCAATCGCTGTTGTTCGTTCATCGTACTTATAAATTTATCTCTCTCTTCTTTCGATTCCTTATTACGCTTCTCTCGTTCTTCCTCCACTTTTTCGCGTTCTTCTTTCATTTCTATTCTTACAATTTTTGAATCATCCCAAATTCTTTTTGTGATAATTAGTAAGATTATAAAAAGCGCTACAAAGAGCGCCGCGAAGAACATTTCTTTCGCTAAAGCATAATCAAAAACTTTTGTTAGCCCCTCATACATTTTCATCATCCCCCATAAAAAATAAGCCTATTCGGCTTCTATTTCTTCTGACTGTATTCGTTGTTGTTCTTGTTTTAACTCATCCACTTTTGCTTTTACCTGACCTCGCAAATTCGCAGGAACTTCTTCAATAGTTTTTCGATTATTCATCACTAAATTCACATAAATTGGTATCATATAAGCCATGTCATCACCCTAAATTACTTTCAAATAGTGCGGCTAAAGCCTCTTGGGTGAGTAGTAATTCCTCTCTTAATTTTTCTATTTCAGTTTTTTCTGCTGGTATGATTGGATTTTCTGATTCCCATCTTTTCTTGTCTTCTTTCCAAATACCTCCATCCCAGCTTGGATAATACATTGCTCTTGCTATGCCGTTTTCGATTATTGAAGGTTCAATATTTGTAGAATTTTTCGGTTGATTGATTAAACCTTTTTCATCTTCAAACACAAGTATTGTTTCGAGATAATCGCCATTTTCATCATATGTGTAAAACTGTTTATAGTTCATGTTCACTCCTCCTAGTTCCCGACTTCATAGCTAATACCAGAAAGGCTTATATAGCTAGGATTAGCATTATCCGTTGATGATACTTGTAACATTTTTCCGTCAACGGGAATAGCAATACGACCACCGTTCCCGTTATTCGAACTAACAGCAAAATATTCGGTGACTGCTGGTCTTGTTCCCGCAGGAATATTTGCCACTGTACTGTTTGCCGTACTAATAAACGTGCCAGCTAAAGCGCCTCTAAACTCTGTAAATGTTCGTTCACCATCTTTAGTAAATAATTTTTTTATTCTGTATTGGGGTGTATTGTTATCGCCCGTTGCAAAGCCTGCAACAAGAGAAAGATTTACCCATGACCCATAAACTGTTTTTACTGTTTCTACATAATTTTTAGCATCTAAAAAAGACTGTGCAGCTTTTGCTTGTGCTCCCGCAGTAGTTTCTTTTGTATTCCAATTCGTTTTATCAGTCATCGTCACATGAATGTTTGTGTTGTTTATATGATTTTCAAAATCTGCTTTTTGGGGAAATTGGTCTGGATTAAGACTATTGAATGTGTTTTTTAATTCAGTAGCTTGTCCTTGCAAATCATCAATTTCATTTTGAAGAATTTCCACTTTTTCGTTAAATATTTTCTCGTAATCATCCCATTTTTCAACATAATATTTAGCAACGGGCAAAAAATTATCATCAATCATCGCTTTTTCAATAACAAAACTAAAACGATTGATTTGCATTGTTTGATTTGGATATTTAACGTACAATTCTGCATTAGCTTGTCCGTCGTGACTTATTTGCTCATCAGTCAATGAGTATTCAAAAACACCTTCTGTTCTGTTAATTATTTCTGGATTAACAATGTAGCTACTTTCGTATTTTTTGCCAACAGACAATACCATAGCAAGCGTTACCTCTGCCGCGCTTGAAAGTGGTAAATTGTTATCATCTTTTTTTGCAGTAAACTTTAATCGCGCAGTCCCTCCAGAGTCTTGCGTACTAAACCTTATCTGAGGTACATTAGCTTTAGCATTTTGTGCACTAACAGAAAAATCAAGAATTGCTGATTTGAAAATTTGATTTGTCATGAGAATATCTGACCTCCTGCTTGTTTCAGTTCTGGAGTAGTAGCGGTTAGAACTGGAGTCCCAGATTTAACTAGAATACCACCACTGGCAGCTTTTAGCCCAATATTCGAAGTTGCCTCGCATGTATTTGTTGATGCAAATAAAGCATGTCCCATATACTCTGACGACATGATAATATTTTGGTTTTTAAAATAGTTGCTATAACAGTTCCCGCGTGATTGGTTATACTGCACTGTCGTAATATTCGTGGCTTTCAAATTAGTATCAAAACGGCATTTAGTGACTGTACCATACCAGCAACGCGCAAATTGAATGACTGTAGAACTATTATTCACTGCTGTACTCATAGAATTAAGGCCTTGAACAACACACTGAAACATAATTCCAGAAAACAAGATGCTTTTAACAAAAAAACCTGTCTGTCCGGTTGTCGGGTCAATTGTCGCCAAATTTGTAGGCTGAATATAAAAACATTCAGCACCTGAAAATGACTGAACCACTACGTCTTCGTTATATTGTCCCGGTTCACAAAAGATATAAATAAAGCCTCCAACTTTAACCTTCGGAACCATATTTACAGCTTTTTGAATCGTTTTAAAAGGTGCGTCAATAGTGCCTGTACCAGTAACATCATTTCCGTTTGTTGAGCTAACATAGTACTCAATGTTAGCTGCTGAATTACCATATAGTTCATCTAATTTGCTTTTCAGTACTTTATTCTCATTATTAACTTTTTGAAGTAAGTCATTCGATTCTGCTAGTTCTCCAGCAATAGCTGAGTAGTCTCCATTTAAGCGGCTGTTTAAAGTGCTGTAAATTTGACCATTTTTACTTGTTCTAGCGTCAACCACTTCTGTAATATCATTACCACCGGCTTCTAAAACAACATTGTCTATTCTATTGTTTGTTGCAGTAATATCAACATCTTTGGATAGTGATTCTTTCTCAATTTTTTCCATATTACTATTAAATTGTTGATATTTATTAGAATCAAACAGCGTATTTCCCCATTTTTCAAGATTCAACATCTATTTCACTCCTTTCATTGCTTTAGCTAATTGAGCCATGATTGACACAATAGATTTTTTATTATTTGATAGCGTTATTTCTGTTACTTTCAATGAAAAAGGATATTTTTTGTAAGCGACTATTTGCACATCATAATCGATGTTAAGAGGCTCATAGATAAACAAAACATAGTCGCCTTTTTCGCAGTCATAATCTTTTTTTAATGAAACGTTACCAGTGGTTGCAGGATAGTCTTGCAGTTCTAATTTTAGGCGCCTTTGCATATTGCCGGCGACCGTGTAGCGTTCATCAGAAATAGGCTCTTGCCAACGAACACCCCATTTTTCTACTTCCGTGCTAGTATAAGTAATCGGAGGAAAATAGTTGTTCCCGTTACTATCTACTTTTCCGTATCCTTTTATTTTTGTTTTTAAGGACAAGGTATCAATATCAAAACTAACTTCATCTGTATTGTATTTATAACGAATAAAATTTTCTGTTTTAGCTCCGTAAATTTCGCGCGGTTTAAAAATCAAATGTTTGTTGTCTGGAATAACAACGACACCATAATCATCGAGTAATTGATCAATAAGTGCTAAGTAGTTGTTATTTCCAAAGTTTTCTTGTTGAACTTTTTCGAGCAGATTGGAAGGGTCAAGTATCTCCCACGAGAAGCCTCTGTTATCAGTTTTAAAGATATGAGTTAAGCATTGTTCTAAAGTAAAAGAACCTGTTATAGCGTCGTCTTGCCGTCCATCCTGACATGTATAATAAATGTGAGGCGCTCTAATATCTTTCGATAGCGTTTTTCCAACGGCGTCATGACTTAATTGTTTTACAACAAACTCTTGACCTCTAAAATAAACAGAGCTTTCATAATCTAAAAAAGAGTAGCAGTGAGCGTTTTTGGGAGTTTGCGCTACCTTAAACTCAATGCTCCACATCTCATTTTCTGTCCAGCTTTCGCAAAAACTATCTTTATCGAAATCTGTTAATATTTCCTCGTTATTCTTCCGAAAATCAGCAACTATAATATCGCTATTCATACATTCACCTACTTATACAGAAAGGAGAAATCCCATTTCGTGTCTAAATGACTGGTATTACTAATTTCGATAAGATTTTCTCCTTTTTGCAAACTTATTAAACCGTGATTTGTTGAGCGCCCACAAGGATTACCGTTTATTCTAGGTGTAGCAGAGTCAATTACTAACGTGTCTGTAGCGCTTAGAGCAGGATAATAGATAAATCTATCGCCTGTCGTGATATTATTGATTGTTAATTCTCCTTCATTTTGCCCACGCACAGTAATTGATAGAAAATGTTCGCGCGGATCTATATCGAAGCTTCCGCCGTTGTAGATAATGAAACGACTTTTAGTGTGAGTATATCTATAATCCTCCATTGCTAGGCCTTGTCCAAACTGCCATTTTTCACAATCAACCTTCGAATCACTGAGCGTCGAACCTATCGACTCGGAATAACCTCGAAATACATCGAATTCAAGTGTCAAATCTGCGTATCCCGGCGCTTTACGGTCAATACCAACGCCGCTCGGATGTACTCTATATTTTTTACCAGGTGTTTTAGAATGGACTAAAAAGTATTCCTTTCTCTGATAAATAAGTTCCATTAATTCATCTAGTTTAACGTGATACAAATCTGCTGTTCCAGTCCGAAAATGGCACAAAATAGAGATAGGAAACATACTAAAGTTACTATCTGTTGTTCTTGCGCCATCAGAACCAGCGAATTCAGTGTAATTATTAACTATTTGTGGCGGTTCTCTGCTCACTTCTCCTACCTCTAAATCAAATAATTCATTAAGCATATATGTTTTACCTTCAATTACTAATGCTAGTGATGTAGCCATGTTATAGCCCCTTTCCGTAAAATGCTAATGAAGTCGAATTGCCTAGGTGATTATTAGTGCTATCAGCAATAACTTTACCATCAACATTTAAAATAATAGGCCTACCGCCAGATTTTTCAATTGCATTGATTAAGTCAGAATTACTATTATTTTTAGATTCATTCTCTACAATAGCTTTGACTGTGATAGTTCTGTTTAAATCACTACTTTTTAGACCCAACGCTTTTTCAGCTGAAATTTTTGGTAGAGTAATTTTTGGTGCTGTGAGATTAGAAGCGGCAGTTACTACACTATCAACCATTTTATTGGTTGACTTAACAGCTCCTTTTGCTCCTGCAAGTACCCCATTTCCTAATCCGCCTGTGAAGAACTTACCTAATTCGATCGCGACGCGTGAAGGTGAATGAATTTTAAGCGCTTTTTTAACTGAATTAGTAATCGTGCTAGCAATACTTTTAGCGGTTTTTTCTAATTGCTTCTTCTGACTATTAAGTCCTTTAATCAAACTTTTTGCAGCATTAATCCCAGCGCTGTACATCGCATTAGCCGCTGTGTTACCCATTGACTTAGATGCTGAATTAATTTGATTTTGTGTGCTATTAATCGCTTTGATAGTCTTAGCATCAGATTTAGCAAGAGCTTGCGCATAAGATGAACCGTTCTCTACTCCCGATTCCAAGATATCGCTTATAATGTCCTTGCTAACGCCTTTTTTGCGCAATTTTTCCACATTCGCTTGAAAAGCTTTGATTTCTTTTAAGCGTTTTTGCATTTCTTGCTGAATCGACTGCGGATTTTCTGCGTCTACGTTGCTAATAGAACCATAGCTTTGCATTTTTTCAGTGATTGAAGCTGCATACTCTTTACTTTGCTTCGTCAAGTCTGCCATTTTTGTGTTAGCGGCTTTTAATTGAGCGACTACTTTATCACGTTTCTTAGCTGTAGCAGCTAGCTTGTTCGTTTGTTGAGCAATATAACCCTCAATACTATTCAGTGCTTTAGCTTGTTTAAGTTGTCCAGCGCTCTTATTCTTAGAATGCAAACCTGCGTCAATAGCTGAGGATACTTTGTCTTTCAACGTACTAGATAGTTTTTTGATTTGCTTTTCAGTCCCTAACGCTCCTGCAACAAGATTACTTGCCGCTTTCGTAACTGCTTTTGTTTTGCTCGCAATTCCCAGAGAATAACCAGAACCAAAATCGCCACCTAGTTTTTTAGATTTCTTAGAAGGTGAATGCGAGTCTTGTTTTTTCTGTACAGCTGCTAATGCTTTCGCTGCAATACTAGCAGCCGCCTCTCCGACAGCACCCGCACCGCTTCTAATTCCGTTTGCAAAGCCTGCTGCAAAATCTGCACCAGTTCCACTTGAATCAACAGAAGCAGCGCCACTTTTTGCAGAACCACCAATGCTAGTTCCGGCAGAAAAAGCGCCATCTTTTCCATTTAGAATTCCACCGTTAAATCCAGAACTATTCTTTACTCCTGTCATTTGAAATAGGTTTGGGTCAAACGCTCCGCTTTTAGCATTATTTTTTATTGTTTTACCAGCTTTTTTATTAGCTTCTGCCGTTCCTTTTAACCCATTTGCCTGTGCGTCCCCTGATTTTTTACCATTTTTAGCTAATTCTCCCGGTAAAGGGTCAGCGCCCATTTTCACGCCATCAAGTAAATATTTACCTGCTTCTTGAAATTTACCAGATTTAATAGCAGTAATAAATTGGTCTTTGCCACTTTGTCCATTTAAAAACATTGCATTAGGTAGTCCGGCGATGGTATTTAGTACGTCATCGTTTATTTTTAGAGCAGCTGTTGTGTAATCCTTACTTTGAAGTGCTGTAACAAAGCCTTGAACACCTTCACCACCACGTTGACTCATAATTGCGCCTAAACCCGATAAAGTGTTATCTATTGAATCACTAGCTTTTACAAAATCTTGCCATAACAAACCTAATTGTTCGTCGCTAATATCTCCCATTTGAGAAAGACCTTTAGCAAATGTCTCAGCATTTAAAGTCCCGCCATTTGCGATGATAGCATTCATTTCAGTTGCCCAACTTTGATACTCGCTAGATAACTTCTTGTTTTTCTTTGTCTGCTCGTCGATTTGAATTTGATAATTTGCTTTCTCTGTTTCAGTTGTTGCATCTGCTTTTTTCTTTTTCAATTTTGCAAGTTCATTTTCACCTGTCTCTACAGCTTTTTTCTTCTCAGCATAAAGACTTTTCTGTACTTCTAAACTAGTATTTCTTTCTTTTTCATTAAGCGTTTTGCCTTGTTCTAATCGAAGTAGATTAGCTTCAACATATAATTGATTTTGTTTTGCTAATTCTGTTTGAATATCTGTAGTTTGTTGTTGTAGAAACTTTCTCTGTTGTTCCGTTAATTCTTGTCCGTCTGCCCAACGATTAGTTTTTAACATATTAGAGTAGTCACTTTGTAACGTCAGTAACGTACTATTATTTTTAGTCGTTTCATCTACTAACGTTTTATTTGCTGTTGCAATAGCTTTCTTGCGTTTTTCTCCTTCAAGACTTTGTGCTTTTTCCATTGCTGCTGTGTATTTGTCTTGTGATTTCTTTGCTGATTCTTGATAGTTGCTATATAGCTCTTTAGCTGAATTCAAAAATGATTTTGTTTTTTCGTTTAGTTTGTTCCCGTATTGATCAACGCCACCAGATAACATCGTATCTATTGCTTGATTTGACTTCGAAACTGTTGTTTCTGTTTGCTTAGCAGTAGATTCAACTATCTTCAAGCTGTTAGCTATCTTTTTATTAGATGTTTCTGCTTTTGTTCCAGTCTTCTCTGCTTCTCCACCCATTTCTTTTAGCGAGTCAATAGTTCCAGTTAAAGCATAGTTATCCTTATTAAATGCATCTTTAATCGCTGAACCAGCATCTACAAAAGCATCTTTTGACTGATCCAGGCTTTTCTTAGCCCCCTTTAAGTCACCACTGAGTGCTTGAAACGCCGCTTTAATAGCATAATAAAGCCCCTGTAAACCTTTAATCGCAACCAGAACAATTCTGGCTAGCACTTGAATAATATCAACGACAGTCGCTAACACAATACCAAAAGCGACCCAAACGCCAACACCAATATATTTCAATATATCTTTAAATCCGCTCCCAACGGGTTTTAGAGCTGATACTATTTGTTTAAAAACATCTACTATCTTGCCGAAAGAGTTTTTAACTGCATCGAACATTCCAGATAGAAAGCCTTTAATATTTGCTGTATTTTCTTTAAAAGCTGCATACATGCCATATAAAACTGCAATTACTGCACCTACAATAGCTATTACTGCGCCAGAAGTTACAATAAAATATTTTATTGCAAAGGCTAGGTTTTTTATAGCAGTGATAGGGTGTCTAATAGTTTTTGCTAGTTTCATGAAACCTGTAGCAATAACAAAAAGACCGTTCTTCAAAGGAACAAACATTTTCCCTATATTTGAAAAAGCTACATATACACTAGAAACAGCTTGCAAAGCCAACATAGCGCTTACTACTTTCAAGATAGTTGGGGCAAGCTTTACCATAACAGGTATTAATTCTTTTATTTTCTGAATCATATCAGAAAGCTTTTTCTGAAATTCTGGACTAGCTGTTACTGACGCAAACTGTTTAAATGCGTTTTTAGCAACATCTAGCGCTTGAATAATCGGGCCTTTTAAATTTTCTGCAATGTTGGCCAAGCTTTTAACTGCTGCTGTTTTCATGTTTGCAAATGACCCGCTAATAGTATTACCTGCTGTTTTTGCAAGTCCTGCCATTTTTGCAGTATTACCAGCCATTCCTGTAGTACCTTCTTCGATACCTTTCGTTAGCATTGCAATAGCTTTAGTTGATTCCAGCGACCCCTCAGATACATATTTTTTCATTTCTCCAACGCTTTTACCTGTCGAGTTTGCTAGAATTTGCCAAGCAGGAACGCCAGCATCTACTAATCTGTTAATATCATCCGAATAAGCGACGCCAGACGCTTGTAACGCAGAAATTGCATCTGTCATCTGGTCAATTGATTCTGAACCGTTTCCGACCCCATAGGCAGCGTCAGCAATAGCGGTGAAAACAGGTTTTACATTCGCCGCTTTCATACCAGCCGCGACCATTTTTTTAGCACCTAACGCGACAGCATCTAATGCGATTGGTGTACCATCGATAGCAGCAGTTAAGTCTTTCATAACAAGTTGTGCATCTTTTGCAGAACCAGTAAGTACTGTTAAGGACTTAGTTGCTGTATCAATCGTATCAACACGACCGATTGCGCTACCTACCACGTTTTTTGTTGCTGCAATTAATCCAAACGCCGCTGCTAATTTGAGAATACTAAATCGAGCTTGTTCTGCCGGTCTTTCAACTGAATTTTTAAGCGCTTCACGCATCCCAGCGCCTGCACCTTTAGCTGCTGACCTAGCCGCATTAAAACCACTAACTAATCCATTTTTGATTAGTGAACCAGTATTTTTAGCAATGTTTCCGAGCCCTTTTAACGCTGATATTCCAACTTGACCAGCTGTTTTCGCTCCAGATTTAATTGCACTAAAACCATTTGTTAATGCTGTTTTTACGGTAGTTCCTGTTGTTTTCGCCGCACTCACTACTGAGCTAAACGCTGTTTTCATTGCGCTACTTATTGCTAACGCCGCTGATTTTGTTGCGTTAGGAATAGCTTTCACAGCGCTAATAGTTCCTTTTACGCTCATATAAGCAGCAACTACCACCGCTTTGTAAGCTACTACGAAACTGTTTTTCACTGCTGTAGCCGCTGTTTTAGCTGCTCCTGGAATACTTTTAATAACTTTTACAGTTGTTTGGGCAAAAGAAATAGCAGCCTTTTTAGCTGCTTGTAAACTACTTACTAATGCTGATTTAATACTACTTCCAGCACTTTTAATAGCGCTAGGGATGGATTTAATGACATTAATTGATATTTTAACAGCTGACATAATACTACTTTGCACTGTCTTAGCAATTGAAAAGAAGCCGTTTTTGATATTAACTGCTGTGTTTTTGATACTCGTTCCAAGATTTTTAACCGCTGTAATAGATGCTTTAGCAGCGTTTACGAACCCAGTTTTGACAGTTGAGGCGAGTTTGGATAATGCAGAACCAACATTTGCAGGCAATTCACGCATAAAGCTTAAACTAGCTTTTAAAGCATTTGATCCAGCATTTCCCATCGATTTAAACGCATTTACAAACGTGTCTTTTAATCGTTTTGATTGACTTGCAATATCAGATACCGCTTCTCTGTATGCTTTATCTAATGCCGCCCCCGCGTTAGTCCCCGCTTTTGCCAAATCTTTTTCGAACGTATCAAGCTGTTTGTCTGCTTTTGTATCGTCTAAACTAATCTCAATTACTACTGATCCATCACTCATGTTCTCACCTCTAATCTTTTAATTTGTAATGATTTTTCAACTTGATTAGTGCATCACGTTCTTTTTCCGTTCCCTTTCCACTTGGCAATTCAGCCTGTCGAATGCTCATGATAGATTTAATAGCTGTGTCGTCTCGCAAGCTCTCAAATAAAGCTCTAAACTTGTACCAGTGGAGCTTTCCCCGTACTTCTATTAAATCGATATTGTAATCTTGTAAAAATGAAGCAAAAATATAGTCACTATCTTGTGTTAGTGAATAATAAGCAGGTTCTTCGCCATCTTCATTGGTTGCGCTCGGCATTGGATTACCGTCTATATCGCACTGAATACCTTCGTCATTATCTTTAACTATATAATTTTCAAAGATATCAAGTAACACGATTGATTTTTCTTCTATATTCGAAAATGGGTTGTCTTCATCATAAGGGTTCCACGGCATTACATTTTCGAATAAAACATCAACTGCAAGGTTAACTCTAAAGTCATTTGTCAGCTGATTATTCTCTGTTAACTCAATTACTCGAAGTACATTATCAAAAGATAAATCAAGTTGATATTTTTCATTTTTATAAACGTAAATATCATCTATTCCATCAGCGAGAGAAAGCATTTATATCACTTCGCTTTTTTAGTCATTTTAGCTTGATATTTCTTTTGAATTTCATTTTGTTGTTTTTCTACTGAACCAACGATACTTTCTGCAACTTGATCATAAACTTGATACATTTTTAAAATATCTTTGCACTGCTTGTAACATTTAGCGAATGCTTCTTCATCATCTAATAAAACTGCATATGCTTCAGTTAAAGCTTCTTTAACATCTTCTTCTAAAGCAAAATAATCTTCTGAACTCATTTCGTCTGTATTATCAATGTTGTATTTATTTAACTTTTCCAGTTTCTTCTTGTACTTCTCATCCGCTTCAATCCATTTACGGCGCATTTCATCGCCTAACCCGACTTTAAACAGCTCCGTCCCAAGTTGAAATTCTTGATACGACTCTTCTAATTGAATATTAATTACATTATTTTGTGCCATTTATGTTTTCCTCCAATTTAAAAGCCCCTACTGTAAGTAAGGGCTTCTTTTTTTAATCTGCCGCTTCAACTGTAATCGCTACAACTTTATTTATAGACGGCTTTACTTTCGATGCTACGGTAATATTCGCTGTTCCAACTGCAACACCTTCCGCCACTCCAAGGCTACTAATTTTCGCTTTTGGTGGATTAGAAGATGTAAACGTTACTTCTTGACTTGCGTTAGCAGGTAATACAGAAGTTGTTAAAGTAACTGTTTCTCCTACCTTAATTGTGATTGTTTCGCTGTCCACTACAACGCTGGACGGGCTCTCATCAGGGTTTAGTAATTGTTGGTGTTTCGTCGTAAGCAATGCGACAACCAAATGCTGGGAACTCTGTAGCATCACCGCCACCAGCGGAACCTTTGATTTCTGATACAGTCGCTTTTCCGATAGCTGTTTCAGTATCCGGAATTTCGATTTTAAACATAATGCCGCGGTTTTCTGGCGTTCTACGTTTAGCGACAATTAAGTTTTGCGCTTCGTCTTCGCGATCGTGTGTTCCTTCGAATGTATAAGCTTCCGAATAACCTAAAACAACCGTTTTTTCGTTTCCATCTCCATCGTAATCGCCTTGCTCTTCGGTGTTGTCTGAACCATCGTCAGACACGTTTGTAATCCATTTTGATAATCGTTTCCAATCCGGTTCACCTGCACCAGCAACAATTTCAGCAACAGAATATTTCGTTTTTGCGTTTTTAATTCTCATTTTTATTTTTCCTCACTTTCAATATATAATTTGATTTTGAAACCAGCACTATAAATAAAAGTCCCATCATCGCTAACGGAAACAATATTCGTAACGCTAGTTGTTTCTTTATCCTCCAAAACAAAGCTTCCATTTTGGCTTTGAATACTATCAATTTCCGCATTATCAAAATAAGCAGAAATGGCATTCAACACATCAATCACTTTCATTTCTTGCTTGCTAGAAGCATTTAGGTTAAAAGAAAAAGACCGCTCATAAGAGCCGTCTTGATAACCTTGTTTGTCGTTATTTGGAGTCAGTAGCAAAGCAATTGATTCAGGTTTTAATATCGCTGTTCTTAATTTCATATCTTTTAAATCGACGTTGTTTTCGATAGCATCCATGACGCTATCTAAAAAATCCAATGACATTATAGTCCCTCCTCGACCGCTTTTTGCGCTACTTTTTCCCAGACGTCCATTTTATCTATTTTTGCCCGTTGGTCCCATTCAGGACCAGCCAACGGATGGTGTGTTAGTGTGAAATTGAAGTTTATACCTTTATACAGCCGTCGTGCATAAATAGATGTCCACATAATTTCTTTGTCATTCATGATAACGTATTGATTTGACAAGTCACCGCTTAAAAACGGCACATAAAGCGCAATATCAGCGGCCGCTTGATTAATTAAAGCAAACTGACCTCTTTCTTTCGCCTTTTTTACGCTCCCTTTTGCTTTTGAGAGGTCCACACGTACTTTAATCGGCATCAAACCACCTCGATTTCCCAATGATGCACGCTATTAGAAGTCGCATAGCAAGGTATAACTTTGACAATCTTATAAGCTTTTCCAGAGAAAAAAATTCTCGATCTACTTACAAAATCAGATGGCACGTTCATGCTGTTCACTGCATCAATAAAAATAACCGCATCATATCTATCACTATCAGATAATCCCGCAATTTGATTTGATTTTGAGAAATCAACACGAACATGTTCAATCTCTATGCCTTTTTCATAACCGACTTCATTGTGTCTACCTTCTTCTTTATACGCTTCATAACTAATGTTATGAATTAGCCAATCAAGAGGTAACGGAGGAGCGTTTGTTATCGGTTTTACTACTTTCATTAACGAACACCTACCCCGTTATAAAGTAAACCTGTGTGCGCTAAATAGGACCTTACATCGCTACCAATCAATCCGCTATTAAGTGATGTAGCAGTTGATGCAAAATTACTATCACTAATAGAAGTTCTTCCGATTGATACGTTATCCGGCTTAGAAACAGCTAACTCACTTGTTCCGCCAGCCTCTTTGAAATACTCGATTTGATTACAAGTAGCTAACTGTATTTGATGCTGAATAAATTCACTGAACGATTCAATTCCACCTTTCCGTATTCGGTAAAATGTAACTGAATCAATTTTTCTTTCAGCATGCTTTAACAGTTTGTCAAATTCGTCCTGTTCTAAATGCTCCCCAGCGTATTCATCATTGTAAAATTCTAATGTAGTGTAAGGCATATCACTCACTACCTTCCAATAGAGCCACTAACTCCGCTTTTTTCGCATTACTTGCAAATTCGATATTTCTATTCGCAAGTTCTTCTTTCAATTCTGCTACTGTCATAACTGAAAAGTCTTTAATCGGCGCGCTATCAGTTTTACCCGACCGCGCCGCCATTAGTTTCCCGCTTTTGGTTGAACAGCAGAGAACGCTTCATCTTTGACAACCATGAATCCAACTTCAAAAGTTGCTTTGATTGCTGCCATGTCCCGTTCAGCTAAGTTTAATGGTTTCCCAGTTTCATCAGCCACAGTTGTAAGTGTCGCCTCAGTCAAGATTTCATATTCAACGCCTCTAAGGATGCCGTAATAAGCTTGGTTCCAGTCACCGACCAATTCAGAGATATCTTTGTCACCAAAAGTATATTTAGGTGTGTATGCGATTGGTAAACCAAGGACATCATCAACACCATTTGAGGTAGCAGTATTAAAAATCGGCATACCATTACCATCTTTAGTGCTGCGATATTTAACGCGTTGCTTACGAATCGTTGCAATTCCGTTCGGTTCTAAGTCCTCAGCTTCAATCAATCCGATAGCCTCGTTTAAATCATCATACTTATTAGCAGTTTCTTCTACCAAATTACTTGCATCAGTAGCTGATTTTAGAATGTTCCAATTGTATGGGCTTTCTACACCTGTAAAGACCGCTTGGTCAAATTTCTTGTAAAAAGCTTCAACAATTTCAGCTTGCATAAGGCTAAAGAAGTTAGTTACACTATAGTTTAAATTTTCTTTAGTTGTTGGGATAATAACACCCATCTTTTTAGATCTCATTTTCGCTTTTGTGAATGTTGGTTTACTTGTTTGAATGCGTTCCGCTTCATCTACCCAAAAAGCACCAACACCCGACATAAATGTAAATTCTTCTTCTGGTTTTGTCATTGGTACTGCTTTAGCTAATTTCATAGCCGCTGAACCATTTTTCACGCCTGTAATGATTTGTTCCGAAATGTTAATCGGAATAGAACCTGTTTTTGCACTTTGCATTGTCGTTGTATCTGGATTAAAACCCATAATTTATTACCTCCGTTTAATAATTATTTGGTGATTCTGTGCTCATTTAGTACCTGGTTAGGCAGCTTTAATGCGCCTTGTTCCCCTGTTCCACCTGTTTGGTTTCCGCTTACGCCCCATTTGAGTGCTACATTTTCGCTTTCTTGAGCAAACAAATAAGCATCGCTTTCTTGCAATGCTCCTAGCTGTTCGTCAAGGCCTTTCAACCCTTCATCTGTTAATTCTAGTTTGTCGTTATCCAAAAGCGCTCTTACTGCCTTTGGGTTTTTCGCTTTTGCACTAGCAAGAGCCATTTCAATAGCTGAGTTTTTCTTAGTTTCGGCAATTTCAGATTGGTAATTGGACTCTAAATCTGTATTTTTTTGCTGCAAGTCCTCGATTTGTTTTTTCAATTCTTCACTAGTACCAGAATCTTTTTTCAAATCGTCAATATCTTTGTCCCGTTGTGTTAGCTGGCTTTTTAAGCCGTCTCTCTCTGCTTCCACCTCAGATAATTGTTGTTTAGCAGCTGTAATGTCCTTACCGTTTTCAGCCATCACTTTATTAATGACTTCATCCTCCAAGCCTAAACCCTTTAAATATTCTCTTTGCATCTTTGTTCCTCCTCCGATATTTTTACGCGGCAACGACCGCGAGAGCCGTCTTTTTACGACTTCCGAACAGGTCGAATGTTAGGCATATACTTTTTCTCTGCTATACTGCCTAGTTAAATTGTGCGTTTTTACAAATGCTCTTAGCTTGCTTTGCTTCGTTCTAACAGCCTGTTTTGCTTTTTTAACTGCTAGTTCATCGCCTAATTCTTCGGCAGCTGACAGTTTGCGTTTAGCTGCTCTTATATCACGTTCCATTAAGCGTTGTTGTTGACTTAACATATAAACGCGTTTGTTCTCTTCTTCATCTATAAGTTCGCTTTCATCTGGCGCAATATTAATGCCTTCGATAAACGCAAAACGATGATGACGACAATTACAACCGAAAACACCATCGCCGTATCCATATCTGAGTTCCGGCGAATAAATAGACATGTATTTATTGCTGTATTTCGTTTTTGTTTCTTCAACAGATAACAAACAGATAACTTTGCCTTGAATGATTGAACATGTTGGTCGAGCTCCTACATGTTGCGAAATACGTACTAAATCAACACCAAATTCATTCATTCGCTCGTCTTCAATGTTGTTATAAACACTGTTAACTGTTGTTCTGGTTACAGTCCGGACGTATGCCTCGGGTGTCCACCTTTTATTGGCTTTATCCACAAGCGCAGGAACGCCATTTTCAGCGAATTTTGTTACTGTCTCAGCTAACGCTTGTCTATGTGTTTTTAAACCAGCCAGAACGCTCTGTGTCGTTTCGTGTATGATGTCTGAGTATATTTGTCTTGCTTGTGATAACATCGTTTGATTGACGCGATTATAGTTGCTTTGTGCTAACTTAAAATAGCTTCTCATTACTTTATCGACTATCGTTTGCCCGTCACCCACGAGCGGCAACACGGCACCTGCTTCAGCTAATTTGCTGAAATAGTTATCTACTTGTTTTAAATCGCTGTATCCCGCATCTTTAACAACAGAAAAAAGCTTCTTAGCTGATACTCCCGAAGCTTTAGAAATTTTATTTATCATTTGCTGATCTAGTGCATGAACTTGATTAAGTTTTTCTATTTGCCAAGCCAGAACATTGTCGGCGCTGATATTTTTCTTTGTTTTCAATCGTCGAACAATAAGAGTGAACAGTTCATTTTCGAGTGTTGTGTACACATCAACGACCGGTTGCACAAACAAGTCGAGTTGCCTCGGAGTTAGTGCCATCTATATCACTCCTCTTCGCCGAATATCCCAGTCATATCGTTGTTAGGCATTTCCGCTTGTTTTTCCTTCGCTAGCATTTCAGCCCACTCATCAGCCTCAGCTTCAGTAATATTCCAAGCACGTTGTAAAGCAATTTTTAGCGGAATCATACCTTGATTTTTAGCGTTTGTGTAACGATTGATAGTTGTATCTTCGTCTTGCGCTATAGAGTCGTCAAAATCGACTGTAATAGTGTCTAACTCGACTATATCGCCAGAATATGCCTCAATAAATTTTCCAACTTCGAGAATGCTCACAATCATTTCTTTTATACCTTGCTCAATTAGTTGCGAATGACTGTTTTTAGTTTGATAAGTTTCTGACTTCTCGCTTACAACTTCTGTAGCTGTTTTTAAGCCGTTTTCGTCAAACGTAAAAGTGCCAGCACTTAATCCAACTTGCATGGCGTATATTCTCAGCATTGCATTTATAGACTCGATGAACTCCGTTGAACGTATCTCAACAGATATATCTTTTATCGCTTTACCGTTGTCGTCTTGATCACCTTGATATAAAAAGAATGCTTCATCTGTTGAGTCAAAATATTGTGTAGTTGAGCCATCAAATCCAACTGCCGTTTTAACGAAGCTTGAAGGAACCAATACTTTCTTTTTGCCAAGCTTAAACTCTTGATAGTATGAATCAAACATCAAATCAAGCGTTTTTAATGTGTCTAATGCGTTAGCATAAATGGAAATGCCTAAAGGTGAAGTTAAGTTTTTGTTATTCGCGATATTAGGTTTGATATAAATGAAAGTCGGACGTGTAAGCGGCGGGAGTGGAACAACTGGCTCGATGTCATTAAACAGCAATTTCAAACTTACTTCTCCACCAAGTTCATCTGGATTGTCCGACTGGTATAACTCCGTCGTGATTGTGTATACTTTCTCTTCCTTCCCCTTCCATTCATTCCACTCAAGTAACTTATAGTATTTATTATTTTTATGAAAACTATTAGCAATAACACATTCGTCTACATTCTCACTGTCATTTGACAAAGGATACATGCAATCAGCTGTCGCAAATGAAACTTTGACGTTTTTGCCATCATGATAAACCTTTATCACAAAACCGCCCATAGCTTCGCCGTACTCGATGTAACGCTCCATGTTTTTAGTAAAACCGTTTGTTTTCAATACATTAAGCACGAATTCCTCAGCGGCTTTATCATCAATATTGATTTTCACTTTCTCATTAAAAAGAAGTTTAGACATGTACTTAGCTGTAACTTTCGGCAAATTCATAGATAATTGACGTCTGTTAACTGGATTGCCATTGTGTTCGTAATTGAGGTTATGCCATTCAGCGTAATGTCCTTGGTACAATCGTTTCCACATGTCAATATACTTATAATCTTCATCATTAGCATTTACTTTTTTGTGGTCTTTTACATCTTTCAGTGCTTTCAATAGTCCCATTCTCCGCATCACTCCTTTCACTCCCGCAATGATTTGATTAATCAAGGTTTTCACCCCCTAGTATTTGAGTCCTAATTTGCGTAAATTATCTTTTACATAATATTGAAAAGCGTCACACGTATGATCGTCTTCTTTGATGACCTCAGGCTTATCTGTATTAACTGTTTTGACATCCCATTGATATTTCCGGTGTTCCTCGATGAATATTTGATTTTCTGGAATATCAAGATAATAAAAACGACCTTGCGCGAGTAAATCACACACAAAGTCAATCATATCCACTTTTTTACCTTTTGCGACGGGGTGTAAGCTAACGCCATAATCTTTATAATATTGATTGCGAAGTCCGCCTTCCGCACTATCTACTGTTTGCATATCAACATTTGTATTGTAGTTTCCAACTACTTTAGTCATAAAATCCCGCAACTCCTTTGAATACTCGCTAGGCGCTTTTTTAACAACTTGATTAGCAGGACTATAATAGTATGTGTTTAGCAAAATAACATTTCTTTTTGCAGTGAGACCGAAACTTAGATATGTTGTAGCTGACACTTGATGTCCTGTATCAATAGCAAAGTCAATTAAAATAAGCCTGTCATCCGCAGGAATAGCTTTAAGCGGCTGAAACAGGTTCATGTTATAAACATTATCACCCAGACCAATTACCTCACCTAAATACATCCAGCGGTAATAATCGAGGTCATTCTTTTTGTACTTCTCAATTTTCTTAATGATTTGCTTAGATAAAAAGCCTTTTTCATCATCCAAATAAGTAGTGTGATGTATTAAATAATCATCGTCACTACGTTTACTATCTACATATTCATTCACCCATTCATATGGATTGCGAGGCGGATTAAATGACATGTATATCATAACTTCTTGCTCCTCCGGCAAGTCAGCTCGAATAAAGGTGTCTTCTATGGTATCTATATCTGTTCTACCTGAAAACTCCGCTAGTTCTTCAAACCAAACGCTGCTAACATAACCGACTGGAATTTTCATCGATTTTAGTTTAGCGGGATCATCACACCCGGAGAAGTAGAAGCCTGTCCCCCATTCTTTGTGGATGATTTCCATTGGTGACTTACCAAACTTAAATTGGTCAGCAACGCCCATTTCATAAAGCGCCCATTTGATTTGCTGATACACTGATTTATAGAGCGTATTAGCTACTTTACGAAGACACACCATGTTAGATTGTGGATTAGCCATTTTCTTTTCTACGAGCTTTAAACTGATAACGGACGACTTCATAGAAGAACGCCCGCCTTTTGCTATGATGTGATTATGTTTAGATAGCCACAAGTCATAAAAAGCGGGATTAATCATATCGGTTACATTGATAACCTGGTAGTCAATTAGTTGTTTGTGTATCGTCGCGTTCATCGGTGCCACCTGCCTTTTTGTCAAGGTAGGCTTGCATTTCATCAACGTTCGACATGATAATTGTTGTTGTTCCTTGATTGCTTTCTTGCTTTGTATCTGCTCTTAACTTATCGATTTGCGCTTGAATAAGCTCTTCTTGTAATTTGTCTCTGCCACCTGCTACATGGCGCTTAACAATTTCTTTTAGCGCTGATACTCGTTGATTGATGTCAGCACTCTTAGTAACGACGGAAAAGCCATCTCCATTCGAAACAATTACTTCTTCTTCCATTTCACCTCGAGCTATTTCGGTGAATAATTGCATAGCCTCTGTATAGCCCATCACTCGCTTTTCTTCGAGTTCGCTTAAGACCTTGTCTATATAGCCTTTAATAACTGGTTTTGACAAGTTTTCGGTCGCTATACGATTAGCTGTTTTCGAACTATAACCAGCCAAGCGAGCGGCTTCTGTAGCATTACCGCATTTTATATATTCATCTGCAAATCGTTTTTGTTTTTCGGTTAGTTTCACTACATATCACCACACTCCCTTATTTTTATTAACTGAAATCTAAACTACATCTTGCTTATGAAATAAATTGTTATCTTTCAAGAACTGATGCAATGTAATTCCGACTCTATTTACTACATCTTCGTCTTGCTCTTCAAAGCCCGATTCATAAAAGATTGCATGTAGTATTTCATGAACTAATGTTTGTTCTTTTCGTTCTTCTGAAAGTCCGGTTGAAATCTCAATATGATTATCATGAAATACACACGCACCCCAATTCGAATTATCATTATCAACAACTTGTTTTTCTTGAACGACGTAATTAACAGCGCCTATTTTCACCTGTTTTGGAATAGCCATAAGCTTCCCCCTTTATTTTTATGTATCAAAAAAGCCCCGAATAATTCGGAGCTAATATTTTTAAATTATAATCTGTTTTATGTTGAAGCAATAACATTTTCCAAACAAATTCAATTGAATCCATGATACAGCAAAACGTCGCCCATCTTCATTTGCATATTTAGTAATGTAATGATTTAACATGTGATTCCCTCCTTGTTCGTTTTTTATAATATACTCGGCAAGGATTTGCACCTTGCATGAACTAATTAATTTGTTTTACAGGAGTTTTAAGCTAAGACATACGTTTCTTAGCCACATTAGTTCTATCCTGTGCTTCGTCTACCTGTTCCGCCACGAGTATTTTTTATAAATGAGAAGTGGAGCGCAGACTCAATATATGATTTATTTTTGTAATCATCTTCACTTCTCATATATAGGTGGCAGGTGTGCGGCAAAAATTACTAAATTGCCATGCAGAACAAACTTCCGTCGATTTGTTGTTGTATTTTTTCTTCTCCTCGGGATAGGTATGAACGCACAGAACGAATACTTATCTCTAGTTCGTCGCTAATTTGAGATAAAGATAAATTTTTTTCGTGTTTTAATAAAAATACTTTTTTCTCTTGCGCTGACATTGTAGACATAGCATCTTCCATCCGGATTTTATCCCATTCTGAAATAACTGGCTCATTATCTTCAAACTCATACGCGTTACCATGCTCATATACGAACCACTGGTGCATTTTTTCAATATCTGTAACGCATATCTCTCTTTGCAAACCAGAGCGTCTGTGAATAGCCCTGCGTGGTGCTGGTTCATGACCTAATTCCATCCACTCAATTGAATACTCTAAACTGTCAATAATACTCTTTAATTTTGACATCGTAGTTTTTTCTGACACTTCTTGAAAAGTTCTTTTTTGTCCCGCTTGTAATAGGGGGCGTTTTTTAGCATCAATTTTTTTTTGCAGATTAGCTTTTACTTTTTGCACATCCTGTAAAGCTCCTCTGTACTCATTAATTAATTCTTGCATTCTCGTCACTCTCCCCAATGATTAATAAAAAAAGGACGTCACAACAGATTTAACCGTTCATGACGTCCTTCGATTTTTTCGACCAGACTATTTATTTAGTTTTATTGTTTGTACATTTTCGGCAGTGGTAGGTTTGCCGTGGCTCCATGTTATGGTAGTTTTTCCGAAGCCGTTTTCTGGTGGTTTTGTGATTAACTTTTCTTCACCGTTTATACGAGTATAAACACCATCTTCTTTTTCCATAAAGTCGCCCCCTTGTAATTATTTAAAACATATTACTCCAAGCCCAAAATATCCCTTTAACTGCTAATCCTAGTACAAAAATCAGTACTAGAACCCATAAGGCGTAAATAGTGAAAGCTCCTATTATTTTCGCTACTTTATCAATCATTCCATATCTCCTTGTTTTTTTGATATTCGTTCATGTCAAAAATTTGATAGTATTCTTTTTTGTTTCTTTGTGTGTAATTGAAAACTACAGCCTTCGACACTTTGAAATGCTCTGCAATTGCGTAACACGTTAGTCCTGCATTACGTAAATCAGCGAATTCACGAATTGTAATTTCCGCCCATTTTTTCTTTTTCACGATGCGATCGAACGTTTTGGTCCAGTAAGTTTTTTGCTTTTCTATTGTATTCTCGTTCATTAGTTGATTGAGTTCTTTTTGCAACTTTAGTAATTCCTCTAGTTCTACATCGTTATTTGCTATATAACTAATAATTTCCCGCTGCCTCGCTTTACTCTTTGTTATCTCCATTACCGCCATTTATCACACCTCCACAAACTGCCTTCCTTTCAGTTTCAAACATTTAATTGATTGCATATAACGCAGTTCGAAAAGTTTTTGCTTGATTCGAAACTCTTTTGTTAACATGCCTTTGACGTCGATTAATTCCTCGTGACCATCTTTGTATCGAACGAGAAAATCAGCTCTATATTTAATCGCATGATACTTTTTCCCATTCTTTACAAATGAGTCCTGCAAAATAAACTCTGGCTGTAAATCGAAGCTCACTACTTCACCGCTCATTTTTAATAGTTTCAATTGCTCATAATATGCAGCTTCTGCTTTGCTATCGAACTTTATATCGTCAATAACAACTTTCTTCGCATTATATTTACTTCGCGTACTCGTTCGCTTCGTTAATGACGTACGCGGTATACTTCGCTTCAATCTCTTCGTCCCCCATTTTTTCAATTTCGCTAATTTGGTAGTTTGTAACTTCTGCAATCGCATTAGCCATGAATCTGATGCTCGCTAATCTTTTACTCAGATTATTAATATTTTCTAGCGCTGTTTCTGCTGTCATTTTTATTCACCCTCTCCCTCAAAACGGCAAATCGTCTTCGTTAATATCAATCGGCTTACCTTCATTTGCAAATGAATCGCTCTTCTGGCTCGTATCCGCTCTATATGAGCTTGTTTTATTGTTATTTGAATAATTAGCTTGGTTTTGATAATTATTTGATGTAGCGCCTTCTGCGTGGTTTCTGGGCTCTAAGAATTGAACTGACTCAGCAACTACTTCTGTAACAAAAACTCGTTTACCGTCGTTATCTTCGTAATTGCGCGTTTGAATTCGACCATCAACGCCTGCCATACTTCCTTTCTTCAAGAAATTAGCAACGTTTTCTGCTGGTTTACGCCAAACAACGCATTGAATAAAATCGGCTTCTTGTTCTCCTTGTGCATTTTTAAATGGGCGATTTACTGCTAATGTAAAAGTCGCAACAGCCGCGCCTGCTGGAGTGTAACGTAAATCTGGGTCTTTTGTTAATCGTCCTACAAGTACTACACGGTTCATCATTCGTTTTCCCTCTCTTTCTTCCAAATTGCACATTCTAACCTTCTCGTGTCGCTTGTTTTGCTCATTCCATCACCTCTTCTTCAAGAATCGCTTTAATCCGTTTCGCTTTATTTAGATCACCTGTAAAAAATAAATGCGGGTGAACATCGCCGATTGCTTCCCAATTTTTACAGCTTTTATCATTCGCCAGAAACCAATCTGCCGTTGCTGCTAAACATTCATTTGTGATAATTCTTCGATTACCACTCATAACGCCATTTTTTAAAACACGTGTTAAATATATATCTCCTGAAATCGCTGCGTTTGCTAATTTTAAATTTTTGTATGCCATTATTTCTCCTCCAAATCCCTAACAAAAAAACAAATTACCGAATGCTTAAAATCAACTAATGCCACTTGTGGGATATTAACAACATCATAAATTTCTTTAACTGTGCCAATTTCGCCTTTATGAATTAGTTTTGTTTTATACGTTGTTTTTACAGTGCTACCTACTTTTACTGTCATGCTTCACCCTCCATTTCAAATTCAGCAAAGATATAAACTCTATCACGATTTGCCTCAGGATAATGTACTACTTGAAACTGCACGGAAACTGGTCTTTTATTATTTCTGATGATGTATTCATTCAACAATTCCAACGCTTCCTTATCATCATCCACAAAAGATTTGAAATAAGTAGAAACATCAAATGGTCTCATTCTTCTTCGCCCTCCAAATCTCTAACAAGAACAGCAAACTGCCAATATAAGTCGCCTCCGGGCATACCTTTTATTTGTGCTTCTGTCAATTCTGCTTTCCATGATCCATAGTTGCGGTTCGATATTGATGGCTGCATTTCGTCAGTAGTTATATTTACGATAATATATGTGTAAGTTGTTTCTTTTTCGAAATCAGTAGATCGAGACGCAAACGGTAACTTCACATAATAAAGCGGTTCTTTCTCGACTTCGTAGCCGTCTAGCCAAGCGCGTACAAATAGTTCTTGATTTTCATCTGAGAAAGTTAACCAATTGTGCATTTCATATGACATATCGGAATCTTCATAGTCCATTGACAAGAACAAATCGTAAACTTTTTGTTTACAGTGACTTATCCAATCAGCTACAAATTGCGGAACTACTACCAGTTCTGGTTCTTCCGCTTTCACAAGATACTTTTGTGGCTTCGTAACTGTCACCGGAAATTCGTCAATCTGCACTTTGCACTTTTGCGTGTCGTTATAAACTTCTTCTACTGTCCCAACGCGCTTTTTGCTTCTTAAAATGAGTTCTACTCTGTCTCCTACTCTAAATTTCAAAATTACTCCTCCTCTAATCCGTCAAAATGTTCATACGCATCACCCTCGAAATCAGCGTGCTCACCAGTATTTAAAAATTCGCCATCTTTACCTTTTTCGTAATAAGCGTAGGTTGCCGGGAATTTATCTAAACAATCTTTGTGCCAAGCGATTCCATCAAAAACAATAATTTCGTCATATTGAGTGAACGTTTCATCACATTCTTTACAGCTAACAGATTCTTGTTTTGTTACGCTTTCGTCTAAAATCAATTCCTCCTTGCTGCAAAACACCACATCATTAAATCCAAAATCAACCGCGCACTCCCATTCTTGTGGTCTAAAATCGTTAATGCTAACTACCTTCCCAGATACGTTTTTATCTTTAATCCAAGTAACTTTATCGCCTGCTTTGAAATTCATGCTTGCTCCTCCTTCATAAAAACTAGCCAGTGCGTTTTAGAACGCTTATTACCGAAAAGCGGTTCAAAATCAATTATCTTTAAAATCTCGCTTAGCTTTATTTGGTCTTCGTTCCATTTGAAAATTAATGTTCCGTTCGGTTTCAAAACTCTCATACATTCGCTAAATCCTTTTTTTATATCATCTTTCCAAGTTCTCTGGTCTAACTTCCCATATTTTTTGGCCAACCAGGATTTATCACCTGCTTTGAGCAAATGCGGCGGATCAAAAACTACTAAGTGAAAGGTGTTGGCATCGAATGGCATACTTCTAAAATCTGCTACTACATCAGGCTTTACGACTAATTTCCTGCCATCGCACAATTCAGTTTCAAGCTCTCTATTGTCCATAAATGTAACGTTTTTATTTGTGCGGTTAAACCAGAACATTCTGCTACCGCAACAAGCATCCAATATTTTCACGCCTGCACCTCATTCCTAGCCGCTAATTTCGCTTTAATTTCAGCGACTTTCTTTTCTAAGTCTTCGCTTGATTCTGTTGTTGAATTTTCTTGTTTTGTTTGTTTCTGCTCTTTGTCGAACCAGTCCGGCAATACTTCTTCTTTAACTGGTTTGTTATATTTGTTGTAAGTGGGCTTGTTATATTTTTGCTCTAACTCTATCTGTCGTTGTTTTTCCGCTGCATCAACATCAGCTATTGTTTTAAATCCTCTGCTTTCCCAGTTCTTGAGAATTTTATTAACGTAAGCGTAATTACGTTTATTAGCTCCTTGTTCAGATGTAACTTCTAAAGCCTTCATGACAATTTCTCGATTACCTGCAAAATCATCTACCCAAGCAAGTAATTTTTCTAGTTCAACCGGAAGCATCATTCCGAATCCGTTTTGTTCCCAAAAATCCTTGAAATTTAATTCGCTGTTGTTGTTGTTAATATCTTTATCTAATTCTTTATCTATATCTATTGCGTTACTTTGCGTAACAGTAACGCTACTTGTAACGTTACACTCTTTATTTCCTTTACTGTCACCACTCGCTATTCTGTTCTGCCGCATAGCTTCTCGATGTTTTTCCACTCTTTTCCTTGTTTGCTCACGAACCCTTTCCATACCATCAACGTTTTGATGTTTTTCCCAATTTTCTATTTCAATCAATCCATTTTCTGTTTTTTGAATCATTCCGAAGCTCTGTAACGTATGTAACGTTACACGTATAATCCCAACATCACGGTTGAAAAGGGTCGCGAGCATGTCTTCCGTATACGGTACATTTTCGTTTAAATAAATGCGTCCTTTGTCGTTAGTTTTTCCAGCTAAAGCTAGAAGCCTAATCCATACAATAAGCATTTGGTTACCCTCTGGCATTTTTTCGAGCAACTTAATCTTTTCATCATCAAACATATTGACGGATAACTTTATCCATTGAATCCCCGACATACTCGCTCCTCCTGTTTTAATTAACTTGTTTTTGCGCCTCTATTTCTGCATCTAGTTTTTTAATTAGTGCAGAAGCTTCACCTTTGCTCATTGATTTTGTATCCGTAATTTTATAACTCTCTAGTACATATTTCGCATCATGTCCAAATGGGTCCCCTACAACGCTTGCTTTCGCAAATATAGCCTTCCTTTGTGCCGGCGATGCTAAATTGTCGCTTTGCTGTGTTGGTTGCGTCTGTTTTGTTTGCTGATAATTTTTTGAGCTATTATTTGCTTTTGTATTACCACTAGCACCATTTCCATCATCATCCTCATCACTCGCTATCCCAAAAGCCGCGGACAATGTGTACCTACGAGCGTAAGTTAGAGCGCTCCCTGCCCCCTGTGCTGTATTTTTGTCTAGAGGTAACATAAATGGGTCAAACTCGACAAATTCACCACTAGCGTGCATTAAAATCGTTTTTACACCCACTTTATTTTCTTCCGTTAACGGAATTTGGATATAAGATAATCCTAATTTGGGAGCATGTTTTTTTACTGCGCTAATTACGCTCTCTAAAGGTACATATTTGCTTTTAAAAAATGGATTATCCGCTGATTTAGCAGGTTGTTCGGCTTGCTCTTGAAATTTAGATAATGCTTTACTTATCTCAATAATTGACTCGCTCGTTTTCATATTCCTACCTCACTCTCAATGATTCAGTTTGTACTAACTCAGCCCCTGGTACTTCTCTGCCCTCTTTCAGAGCGCTTGTAATAGCTTTTTTATCCAATTTTTTGGGTTGTTCGACTAAAAACATGAATAACTTTTCTTCGTCCTCTAAACGCAAGCTAGGAGGGTTCTTTTGAATGCTGATTGTAAATAAGGGGCTTTTAATTTTACGGATATCCACTTTTAACATTTCGCTTTCTAAATACTCTTTCATATTTTTTGCTTTTGCTTCTAGCGCTTTTTTACGCTTCGTTAACCTCTCTACTTCTTTAGCTAATCCATCGGTCTCAGCATCAATACTTTTTACCATTTTTATAATGTTTTCCGCCTTTTCTTCTATCGGCTCTCTGATGCTGTCTAAAGTATCTTGTAGCGTTTCTGCGTCTAAGTCCTCCGCCATTTCTAATACTTGATTATATGCTTGAGTCAATTCGTATAATTTCATGCCTTTATTCCTTCTCTCTGCTCGATTTTTTTAGCTAGCTTTTCATGTATATCAATTAATTCATCAAATAGTTTAGATCCTTCTAAGTTAGTTGATTGCTTCTTTAGTAAGTTATAAAGCGGTGTTAATTCATCTTCATAATCATGTATCACGACTTTAAAGCCGTAATGGATCGTTTTAAAATTATCCATGTTATACCTCCATTGCTTAATTTTTGGATTTAAGGTATAATTTCTTTAAGGTAATATCTCAAATCCTCGACCCACACTGCTATGTGGGTCTTTTTTATTCTTCGTTTTCCGCCTCTTCTTCATTAGTACGCTCTAATTCCTCTAAATATTCGTTATGCCAAATTTGGCTTATCCTTTCAAAACTGGACCAACAAGCATCAACAACCATCGGATTTTCAACCACGTTTATCACTTCCTCTCAGCCAGTAGCCTGTTATCATTGACATTAGCGACACGAAAAACAATATAATAAATAAATCCATCAGCGCGAGACCTCCTCATAGCCTTTAAGCTTCAGCTCTTCGATATAGTCTGTCATTTTTTCGCAACCTGTTTCAATTAGTGCTATCTTCTGTCTAAAAGCCGGATTAGCAATCATTTTTGTTCTGTCATCTATGAAAATCTCGCTATCCCCGAAAATCGTCTTTTTACGAAAAATTCGCTCCGCCATTGTTGTAGCCTCCTAAATTAAAATTAGAATTAAAATCAAATTACATAAGTTTATTAATGCTAATGCCGCTGCTATTATGACTAAGATGCTGTATAACATTTGATTTTTCATAGTGCGCGCCTTGGCACAATAATTTCACGTAAATGGCCATCTACTAAATTTTTAGTCACTTCAAATTTTTGATTAAATTTATCTGCTCTTTTTTTTCGTTCTTTTTGGTCCATATTTTCAAATCGGCCTTTGACGATATTATTTAATTCCGTGAAATTAATATTTTTTGATTCGTAACCCTCGTAGTTAGCTGATACAAGTACTTTATTCATTTTTCACAACTCCTTACTAATCCAGATTTTTGATAATATTGATCACGTTTGTTTAAAACTTGTTGCAAGTCGATATTGAAAGTTTTTGCGATGCTTGTATTTAGCGTTAATCCTGCTGCTATAACGTCTGTTATCTCCGAAATCGCTTTTTTTGCTGCTTCTCGCTGATTCATGTCACCTCTTTTCAAAGTGAATGACATAGCTTCTAAGCCTTGTTTTAGCGCTTTTATTGATTCTGCTACTTCTAGTTCAAAACGACAGGTTAAAGATGCGTGGTGGTTGTCTAGACCGTCCAGTAAGGGCGGTATCATTCCGTTACTAAATTCATGTGCGAATAAATAGGTGCTTTGCGGTTCGTTATATTTATCAATTAACTGTTCCGCTTGTTCAAGTGAAACCGTTCGTTTCCCTTTTGCTTGATTGCTTATTAGAGCTGGTGTTACATAGCTGTCTATTGCTAGCTCTTTTTGCGTACGAGTTTCTGCTAAAACTTGCATCGCTTGACTTGCTGTTACTGATTTTTGAAACACAATATCTCAATCCCTCTTTTGTTTATTTTTTTGCGACTAATTAACAACTTATCGTTATATACTATTGTTAGTCGCTCCCCGGTGACTGTAAGTTGTCTGCGAGCGCCGTTGTGGTAGGCGGTGCTTAGATTAAAACTAAACCATGTTCTTCAAGTAGTTTGTTTAATAGGTATACTTGCCCTTTGCCGGTCACTCTTGGCGTGTATGTTGTCACCATTAATCCATTCCTATCTGTATGAATATGCGTTTTTTGCTCGAATAATCCCAAGTTCATTGCCTTTTGCGATGGCTTGTTATAATAAGTCCCTTTATTTAGCAAATATCCGCTACCTCTTAGCCATTCAAAAAGCCTGTTTTGCCCAATATCTAAGCCATTTTGTTTAAGAATTGTCGCTAAGTCTTTTACTAAAACTGTATTCTCGCTCGTTTGTACAGCATCTGCAAAAATCACTTTCGGTTTTTGTTCCTCGATTTGCTTTAATGCTTCTTGCTTCTCTTGTTGCTCCTCAATCCACTTTTTAGCTCTAGCGACTGGGTCATCTATCATGTAAGAAAATGTTGGATATTCAGTTGCTAGTTTCCTCGCTTGTTTTTCTACTTCAATGAAGTATTTTCTAATTGCTCGACCCATTTCGTTGTTTTGTACCATTGCTAATTCTTTAGCAGTGTCTAAAGTTAGTAAGTATTCTGTTCGAGGTCTGCCAAATGTACTTTCTCCCAAAATTGGGAAATAGTCTTCATCCTTTGAAAATCCGTAATTACTAAACTTATCGGTAATCCAAGTAGCAAATTTTTTACCGACTTGCAAGCTTTGATGTAGTTCCCGTGCATTTACAAATTTCTCGCCTTTTTCATTTTCTAAAACTGGTAACATTTCATTTGCAATTACTTGTAAATTTGACATTTTGTTCTCCTTTCTGTTCGCCCTTTCACAGTGTTATAGTTTTTGTGAAGGGAGGTGGGTAAAATGACTAAATTAATAATTAATGAATTGGATTTTTCTTTGAATGCATCAAATTATCATATTCTGAATGACTTAATATGTGTGGAATCTACATTAAACAATTCAGAACTAAAATTATTTATCGAATTATATAAATCTCATTTAACTGATGAAGAGTCTTTCGATTTTATGTTTGATAATAAAAAATACTATGGTAGATTTGGTAGATTTGTATTTGATTCCAAAGGAAAAATTCAATTATTCCTAACAATTAAACCTTTTGTAATTGATGAAAACACCTATACTTATTCATCCGTAACAAGAAACGAAGTAGAGTATTACAATACTTCTAAAGTTTTAGTCGATTTAGAGAAACGATTTAATTCCTTGATTAACTTACTAAAAAAGAAAGAACTTATAAACGAAGACGAAACAGATATCTTTTCTGGATATTTAACGTCATATGAAGAAGGTATTAAGATTAAAATTGAAGTAGCAGATTTAGATGAATATCTAAAAGAAACTCATGAAACAATCGAAGATATTAAAAATCAGAAATTGGATTAGAAAAATATCTTAATTTTAAACTCTTTTCTGACTCCCTTATTTCTTCCTTAGAATTCACCTTAATTTCTAACGAGTTTATAGTGTTAGCCAATTCTTCAGCCAAAGAGTTGGCTTCACTTAATCTAGTCCCTAACAAAGTAGCGTTTTCTATGGAATCCTCTACTCCATTCAGCTCTACTTCCATTTCGATAATTTTTAGCTCTTGATCTTTTTCAAGTAAATCTAAAATGTTTTTTATAGTGTTGTACTTAACGAATAATCTATTCTCTTTTTCATTACCATTTTCTAAAATTGTTTCTAATTTAATAATTGCTTGTTTGATGTTATTCATTTTTCTTCCTCCTCTATTTGTTTTAAAAAAGCCTCTACTTCTAAACCATCCACATCTATTCTTTCTGGATAGCATTCAATAATTAACTTTGGTCGTTTACCGCCTAGTATTTCTAAATGAACACCTGTTACAAATCGTCCTACTTTCCAGTCACCAAGTTGAATGGCATTATATGCAGACCCATCTTCTCTTTGACTAGTTTTGATTGACAAAGTTAACTCTTCGTTACTCATTTTCTAGCCTCCCATTTCGTTTACTCTCCAATATGATTTTTAGTATTTTCCAGACCAAAGAAGTCTTCGCATTTCTTCGCTGATTGTGAATGGATGATATTTGACTTGCACAATTGGCAACGATCCTGCTTTTAAATCTAACTTCACTGCTGTAATTCCTTTTCCTAATTGCTTTCCATTAATTTCTAATAGTCCACTACAACAATTTCTATCTCCTTGCATCTCAATATTTAACGATTTCAAGTTTTCTGGTAGTATGTTTTTGGTTTTAAAAATCAAATCTTTTTCTTCACTTCTTTTCTTACTCAAATATCTTATGTTCATTTTCTACCCTCCTATTTTCTTTTGCCCAAATCGCCGTTAGTTTTTTCCGATAATCTACTAGCTAATGAATTAATTTCTGAATAAAGTTCCGGCAAAATACTTAAATCGCTAAATTCTTCGCCAGTTATACTTAATTCAATGGTGAGTACTGACTCTTTTCTATTTCTCTTAGTTAGGAAAGAGTTTGTAAATGCAATTTTTTTCATTTTCTAGCCTCCTATTTTGGTTACTCTCCAATCTGCTATAATTAGTTTGATTGGAGGTGATTATTTTGGATTACGAAAAAGCAAATCTTTCTTTGGAATTAATTAAAGCAATGTTAGAACATAATGCTCGAATTAATAACACAATCGGTCAAACTTCTATCGGGAGCACAGAAGTTTCTGCTGAAAAAGTTGCCAAAGACTTTTTACATTTGTACGAAGCTCTACCAAAATGATTTATTTTAGGATTTCTGCTATGGCTGCAACCATGGCAGAATCTCCAATTTTAATATGTTTTTCCAGATTACTTACGCCAATGTCTATAGCCCTTTTCTTTAATTCTCTGATTTCTTTTTCAACTTTTAAAGCTTCATTTTTTTCATCAACAGTCATTTTCTAGCCTCCTTTATTAGTTTGCGATTAACTCATTCGCTTTGCGCTCCCAGTATCTATTAATAGCAGCTTCTTGTTTTTCCTGGTTTTCCTCACGCCATTTCCTGCTATATTCTCTTACATGTTCTCTGTTCTTATCTCTCCACTGTTGTTGGTATACTCTCCGTGCTTCCTTTGCTTTTTCGCTTAACATGGTTTAGCCTCCTATTTTTGGTTACTCTCCAATCTGCTATAATTAGTTTGATTGGAGGTGATAATATGATTAAAGTTTCGCTAATTGAAGAAGGGAAAGTTCTTCAAAATATGAAACTCTATTATTTACCTAGAAAAGGTGACGTCATTTCAAGTACCAATATAAAAGCACCGCATTACCTAGTTAATGTAGTAGAACATGTAGATGGTCACGAACTGGTAAATTTACATGTCCAGGAATTCGCGAATCAAGTTGTCGCAGGCAATGAGATTAACGGTTTCCGAAATAATCGATGAATCTATTGTTTTAATCCAATATGCATTTTTAATTGTTTCGCTATCTAAGTACACTGCTTGTTTGGTAAGCACAATAACTTTTTGTCCACCTTGATAAGTTACATAACCCTTCCTAACAAGCAGTGTGCCTTCAGTTGTTTCCTCAATTCTTCCAACTACTCGTCCCGCAATTTCTAAAATGTCTCCTACTTTCATTTCCTAGCCTCCTATTTTCGCAAAATCTCCCGTTTCTGTTTTAGCAACGTTTTTGGTAAAAAAATTCGATATATTGCATTTTAGTATCTTTGCCAAAAGAGGCAACATTTCTGCTTTAATTTTATACTCTCCTGTTTCATATTTTAAATATGTGGATGCATTCTTAAATCCTAACTTTATAGCCATATCTTTTTGAGAAAACCCAAGAGATTCTCTTTTTTCTCTGATGTATTTTAAATCAATTTCAACTTGCATAAAATCACCTCCGTTTCTGTTTCAGCAATCTTTATAATCTTAGTATACGTTGCTAAAACGGAAATGTCAAGTTCTATTTTAGCAATTTTTTCATTTCTGTTTTAGCAATGTGTTATCTTAATATTATTAAAAGTAAAAGGTGGTAAATATGAAAGTCAATGAAATGATTATCAATCTTAGGGAAAAGAGAAATATCTCTCAACGCGAATTGGCTAATCGTATCGGGATTAATAAAAGCGTAATGAACAGAATAGAATCTGGCGAAAGAGATATTAGAGCTCACGAGCTAGAAGCAATTGCTAACTATTTCGATGTTTCTGCAGATTACTTATTAGGAAGAGAAGAATTCGACAACAGCGACTTACTTGCAGCTCACATTGACGATGACTTAACGGAAGACGAAAAAATTGAAATAGAAAAATATTTGAAGTTTATTCGTTCCCAAAAAGAGAAATAGCCTAAATACAATTTTTTAGGAGGCTCATAGATGAATAAAACAAGTTCTGAACTAAAACAAGAATTTCCGGAATTGAATTTCATTATTGATAACAGCTTGCCGACGAAATTATTTGGCTTTATACAAAATAAAGTTGTCCATTTGCATCCATCGTTAACAGAAAGCGAGCTTAGATGTACTATTATAGAAGAGGTAATGCATTGGAAATACACCGTTGGGGATATAACAAATTTTAATAACATCGATAATATTAAACAGGAAAAATTCGCTCGTCGTAAATCTCATGAATACTTAGTAAATTTACAAACACTAGCTTTATGCTACGATCTTGGCTACAGAACATATTATGAAGCTGCTACTTTTTTAAATGTTACTGAAAAATTTTTGATTGAAGTAGTAGAGAATTATAGAGAAAAATATGGACTAATGTATAATAATGGTAATTATATTATACATTTTGGCTCTACCATTCAAGTTTTCCAGGAGGATAACTCTTTTTATCCTTATGATTATGGGTGCTAATAAATTTTGACGAGGTGAACATATGTATTGCCCTAAATGCGGACATGCACTAGACAATCACGAAAATCAATGTCCTAACTGTCTAACACCAATCATTTATCAAAGCAACAACAATGTAAAAACACAAAAAGCCGGCGAAATTATGGAAGAATCTGGTAAATTAATGTCAGGATGTGGTTGTTTAATGACATTGTTGATAACTATTCCTGTCATAGTAATTTTAATAATTATGTTTTTATAAAAAGGAGATAACGGGATGAGTAAGTATAGTTACTTGTTAAAAAAATGGTGGTTTTGGGTGATTTTTTTATTAATTATATTAAGTTTGTTTAATGGTATATGGGTTCTTTTATTTTTCGCTACTCTAGCGACTTTGACATTTGCTATAATAAAAGTTATTAAAAATGAAAACAGACGAAAATACACAATAATATTGACTATATCCGCTATATTTCTAATCACTTTTTCACTAATAAGAGTTGTACAGATGTATAACTATGTTATTAATAATCCAGAAGAAACTACAGCAAATGAGCAAAAAAAAAATACTGTCCAAGATGAGCAAACGGAAAAGCCCGCTCAAGAAGACGCTGCCGAGGATGAGCAAACAGAAGAACCTGCTCAAGATGATGTACCTACACCCTCTACAATTACATCAGATAGTATAGAGTTATTTAATGAGTCCATTGATCGCTTGATTTCTGATTCGAGCGGGGTGCTAATAAAAGTGGTTCCATTCGAAAATGAATATGATATGTTAATTGCTTATGTGTTAGAAGATTTAAAGTATGAAAAGGCAGTCACTAAACAAAAAATTGCAGATTATTTAGGGAGTGAAATACAACAACGCGCTCTTGGTACTCTTTTTGGGGGAGATAACAATCAGAGGCCTATGGTTGAACTAAGATATGAGGACGAGACAAAGATGGCTGGTAGTAGTGCTTTTGATAAAACTAATATGAAGCTCGCGGGAAAATAAAATATAAAGGGAGACTAAATCATGAAAAAAGGGATTGTTTTATTAACAGGTTTTTTATTAGCTTTTAGTATTATCTTGGTCGGTTGCGGAAATGAAAAAAACGATATACAAGTAACGGATACTAATGATAAATCAAATTTCAAAGAGTCTGAGAAAGAAAAGTTCACTCCTAAAGAGTTTGAAAGCTATTACGAGTCGACAGGCTATTTGTATGTTAATATTATTAATTCGATGACGGATGAAGATTTGCAAGGCGTAAATGAATTAAACAATAAGTTAGCACAGCAATTAGATGAGATAGAAACATTGATGAATAATAAGAGTATTGATAGTTCATTTAAAGTTGACTTAAATAACTATTTAAATAATCTTACTGACTTTAAACAAAACATAGAAAACTCTAATTACGATTCTGTTTCTGATATAAGCTATAGAATCGGCGCTAGTGTAAAAGCTTTAGCAGATAACCACTATAACGAGAATCTTCCAGCTGCCGTAAATACGTTTATTGAAGAAAGAGAAAAAGCCCAAACAAAAAAAGAATACAGTGTTGGAGATAAACAAACACTTGGTGGTATTACGGTTACGCTTGTGTCAGCCACTAAAACTTCTGAAAGAAACCAATTCGATGAGACTAAACCCAAAAATGTGATTAAGGTCAGCTATAAGGTTGAAAACAATTCAGGAAATGAATACTATGTCAATTCTGATATTGATGTATATGACTCTAACAGCACTATGGGCACAAGATATCCACTTGATAACACCACCGGGAAAATATTAAATGGGAAAAATATGAATGCAGAATATTATGCTGGAGTTGACGAAGGCGGAAACATTGAAATTGTTTTCAATTTATTTTCAGATGCGAGTTTAACTTTCCATGCAAAAATTTAAAAGAGAGCCTCCGGGCTTTTCTTTTTACCGAAAAAAGAACGTATGTGCGAAAGGAGAACGGAAATGAAGGCAGCTATTTATATACGCGTATCTACTCAAGAACAAATAGAGAATTACTCTATACAAGCTCAAACTGAAAAGCTAACAGCCTTGTGCCGCTCGAAGGATTGGGACGTATACGATATTTTCATTGACGGCGGATACTCCGGCTCAAATATGAAGCGTCCAGCACTAAATGAAATGCTAAGTAAACTACACGAAATTGATGCTGTAGTCGTATATCGATTAGACAGACTATCCCGCTCACAAAGAGACACAATAACACTTATTGAAGAATACTTCTTAAAAAACAATGTCGAATTTGTTAGTCTGTCAGAAACACTTGATACTTCTAGCCCATTTGGGCGCGCGATGATTGGTATATTGTCTGTGTTTGCACAATTAGAACGTGAAACTATCCGCGACAGGATGGTGATGGGTAAAATTAAACGTATTGAATCAGGACTTCCGCTCACAACAGCCAAAGGGCGAACATTTGGCTATGACGTTGTAGATACTAAATTGTATATTAATGAAGAAGAAGCAAAACAATTACAAATGATTTATGATATTTTCGAAGAAGAAAAAAGCATTACTTTTTTACAGAAGAGACTAAAAAAATTAGGATTCAAAGTGAAATCATATAGCAGTTACAACAATTGGCTGACTAATGATTTATATTGCGGTTATGTTTCATATAAGGATAAAGTTCATACAAAAGGCATTCATGAGCCTATTATTTCAGAAGAACAATTTTATAGGGTTCAAGAAATATTTTCTCGCATGGGTAAAAATCCAAATATGAATAAAGAATCAGCTTCATTGTTAAATAATTTAGTAGTATGCAGTAAATGCGGATTGAGTTTTGTTCATCGGAGAAAAGATACTGTTTCCCGCGGAAAAAAATATCATTATAGATATTATAGTTGCAAGACTTACAAACATACTCATGAACTAGAAAAATGTGGGAATAAAATTTGGAGAGCTGACAAACTCGAGGAATTAATTATTGATCGCGTGAATAACTATAGTTTCGCTTCTAGGAATGTAGATAAAGAAGACGAATTAGATAGCTTAAATGAAAAACTTAAAACAGAACACGTAAAAAAGAAACGGCTATTTGATTTATATATCAGCGGTTCTTACGAAGTTTCAGAACTTGATGCTATGATGGCTGACATCGATGCTCAAATTAATTATTATGAAGCACAAATAGAAGCTAACGAAGAATTGAAGAAAAATAAAAAGATACAAGAAAATTTAGCTGATTTAGCAACAGTTGATTTTAACTCTTTAGAGTTCAGAGAAAAGCAACTTTATTTAAAATCACTAATTAATAAGATTTATATCGACGATGAACAAGTTACTATTGAATGGCTCTAG